AAATCGGGTCGCGGGGGCACACAAGACGCAGCGCAGGCTGCTAGCGAAGAGCCAGCAAATAAAGCAGTAAGATATGCTATGCTCGATCTGGCCACGCAAGATGGCTGGAAGAAAACTAAAAGCCTTCTAAAGCAGTATAAGCAAAAAGGTGACCAGAGAAATACGGGTAGCGCCTTTGTTTCAATACTAAATTTCAGAAGAAAAATAGCTGAAATAAATGCAGACCCAGAATACAAAAATAACGACAAGAAATCAGCGGCAGCATTAATAGAACAAACCGCTTATGTAAACAAGATTAGAGCGTCTTTTCCTTCCTTAAACGCTGCAGATTCCACAGCCTTTGCAATGGATCTAATAAATGATTCAGCCATCTTAGACAGCACTGAAGTTTTCGATAGGATAATGGTCTCTAGATCAGGCCGCTTATCCAACCCGGCAGTTACCCCGGGAGTAGATAAAGACAGAGAGCGCCTTTATAAAGACAATGAAAGATACGGGGCATACTCGCACATAGCCGGGGAAGCTCTAGCTCGCTTGACCACCGCTCGGCGTAATTTAAGTACAGAGCAGCTCAGAGACAAATTCCCTTTAAATGACCTCGATGTAAAAGAAGGTATGATGTTCCGCATAGACGGAACTCCCGAAGATTATTCTATCGATACCACCCCACCTCCACGTACTGCCGAGACACCAGAGCCCCCTGCCACCAAGCCCTCTTTAGACGCAGAACCTGATCCACAGACAATTGTAAGTGTCATGGACAAAGATTACTTTGCCACAGAAAATCTAAACGATGCAGATCTACGGTTAAAGGATCCTGTTGGGTATGTTGCGGGAGATATTTTACGGTTTATTGAGTTTTTCCCCAACGGCGCAACCCTCAAAGCAATCCAAAACGAACTGATAGAGGGATCCACAGATCCCGGTAGCAAGGAATTTTACAATGGTACTCAAAAAAAGGTAAACAGAAAATTTTATACCGATGAGCGTTTGCAAGAAGCTTTAGTCTATATAGATAATAATGGTCTATCCGCTATTCTCCACAACGGAAATCTTCTCGCCGATAGCACTCAAATTTTACCTATTTGGCAACGTAAAAAACCAGATGGAACAGTGCTCACAAGAGAAGATATGGGCTATCCCCCTTGGCCCCCAGTAGACCCGAAAGCCCCCACTGCTCCAGTACCTCCAACCATTAAACCTAACTCGGATTACTCCTTAGAAGGTTTAGACAACCAAATTGTTGCCGCTAACTTTATGATTACCGACTCTATGGGGGAATCTGCGCTAGGAATTACAGATGGACAGATGGCGCGTAATTATCCTGTAGCGTACCGTGCAGCTGAAATTATGGAGCACATACGCGAAAACGACCTTTTAGGGGTAAATGATCGGGTAGATCTAGACCAAACACTTAGCGATCTCGGCTTTGATTACTGGAAACGAGATCTTGATGGTGGTGATGACATATTAGATGAGCTTAACATTGACCCAGTTGAGCTTGATGATAACGCCATCGAGGCCCTTATTCAGAACGGTTACATAGAAGAAAATGAGATTTCTGGATACACGATAAAGAAAATTATAGAAGCCCCGAATGCTGGTTCAATTGATGACCAGATGGACGCTGGTGCAATGGGCTCTGGTCCCTCCGATGGAGGGGACAATTCCCCTTCCAAAGGACCAGTTTTTACCCCCAAGACATTTGACGCAGTGGGTTTTTCTGATGAGGTAATCGCTAAAATGGCGGAGACCAATAAGAGAATAAAATCAAATATGGCTACGGATGCTGGCCGAGCAGCTGAACAAAAAAGAATAGATGAAAAAAGAGATAGGCTTATTGAGCAATACATCACGGCATTTACAAATACGCTAGCTAGTAAAGGCGATAAAGTAGTAGATTTAAAAGCCCTCAAATACGCCATGAAGAAAGATAAAGATTTAGGTGGTATTGAGGCTGCAGCAAGGCAAGCAGCTGACACCAACGTAATTTTAGAACGTATGGGCGGGGATATCACTGAGCAGATGATGAGAGATGATCAATTTGCATCCATGCTTGAGAGCCCTCTTTTTGTAGGCCCAAAAAGCCAAGCTGATTACGGAAGCGAATATACTAGAGAAGATTTGAATATAGCGGACTCCCCAAGCCACCGCGAATATATACGGCGCAATGTTGAAAAGGATTACTCCCTGACTGCTGATCAGGAAAAGTTGATCACCCGTGTATTTGATGAAGGATATGACGAGAATCTACTTGAATGGGCTACAACAGAACACGCCATTCGTTCCACATTAAAGAAAATGCAAATCCCTACCTTTGGAGATAATTGATGGCTGTAGAACGATCACTAAGGCCTGTGCTGCGTCCCGAGCCAAAAAACCCTGTCATTCTTCCAGATGATTCTGCTGTTCCGTACTTTTACGACAAGGGGCCCGACAGCGCTCCTGCAGATACGCCCAGCAAAAATACACTCAGCGAGGACGAGCAAGGGTTTGCTACGTTGGAGATGGGCGCAGATATGGCCCCCTTACTCAGAAATAACCCTATTGCTAGGCTAGGTTATGACCCCGAAATTATTAATTACAAAGGTGAATCTACAGGGGAATCTGCCTACTACCGCCCCGGGTTTACTCGCGCTAGCGATGAGGTTGTTTACTCCGAAGACTACGGGTCTTCTCCCGACATAATTTCTCACGAATTTATGCATCGTGGATGGAAAATGCTATTAGACCTAAATAAAAAAATAGGTGACGAAGCGTTTAAGGAAAAGTATGGCTTGGCGGCGATTACGCTTCTACAGGTTCTAGATGAAGAATTATCGGTAGAATTACGGGACGATCCAGACGCTACGTGGACGCTGCCTTTTGAGGGCTCTTACAAAAACGAAGATTCCGAGCGCCGGGATAACGTGCGTCAGATGCAGAGCACTATTCAGAGCGTAGACCCTGCTAAGTTGCGAGATTATCGCGATGTAGGATCTTACAACCCAAAGATATTCGCAAACGGCGACTTGTTTAACAGAGGTTATGCAGGATTAGACCGTGCGGCCAACGATTTGTTGGCTGAAATGGGCCAAGTACCGCCAGTTGATCCTAATGATATCGAAGCTAAAGAGACAGAGAAACAAGGTGTATTTTCTTGGTTTATGTCTCTGTTTGAAAAAGAACCCGCCCGTGAGGAACTCACTGACACTTTTGCAGAAATGGCGCTGGGCGGTCTTGCAACCGCCCGTAGAGGCATAACAACACAAGAGGGCGAAGATATGGCCAACAATAAAGTACAACTAGACCGCAAGAAAGCTGACGCCAACAAAGATGGCAAAGTAAGCAAGTATGAAGAGTTGTCTGGCGAAGCCAAGCAACTGGCTATGGTTGATGACCCAGACCAAGATGAGAAAGTAAAGATGTCCCACGGTGGCATGGCCATGATGGGTGACTATGGCGAAGGCCTGATGTCCAATTATGATCCTGTATCGGGCAATCCTATACCGCTTGGCTCAAGTGCAGAAAACGTCCGAGATGATATCGATGCCAAGATCAGCACTGACGAGTATGTGCTCCCGGCGCATGTAGTTAAATGGCACGGCCTTAAGCACATCATGGAAATGCAATCCGAGGCAGAAATGGGCCTGATGTCTATGGATATGTCCGGGCTAATTCAGGAAGTCAGTGATGAAGAAGACGAGTATGCAGACCACATGATGTACGACCCGCAAACGGGCGAAGGCAAAATGACTAAATCTAATGAAGAGCATTTGGATTTAAAAAGCAAAGGTTGGAGCCACGAAGGTGAAACGCAGGAACCCGATAGCGAAGGCTCTGAGGACGCCCAAGTTTCGGATGCAAGTGGTTCAGAGCAAGAAGAAAAAGAAACGCTCGAAACACCAGAAGGAAACCAAATTGAGGTGGCAGGAGTAGAAACTACCTTAATAGAACCCGAAGTAGATGAAACCGAAGACTATAAGAAAAACAAATACGGTAAGTCTACTGGATCGTTCGGCATTAAGAAGAACCCATCAGTGGCCTTCATAATGTAAGCAAACGGGCCACCCGCACAAAGCGGCCCCCAAAGGAAAATCATGGCTAAATATAGAAGAAATGACCTCGAAGAGGACAATGGATTAACCTACGCTGAAGAGATGCAAAAACAGCAATCTGTAGCGGAAACAGGCCCAGAGCCTGTGGACGCAGAAGATGCAGCGTTTAAAAAACGCTATGGAGATTTGCGGCGGCATTCTCATCAGCTTATGCAGCAAAAAGATCAACAACTAGCGCAGATGAAAGAGCAGCTCGAGACAGCAGCCCGTGGACAGATTAAGTTCCCTAAGACTGATGAAGAGATCGATAACTGGTCAAAGCGCTACCCAGACGTTGCCAAGATTGTGGACTCAATCGCCCAGAAAAGAGCCAATGAGGCCTTAGAACAAGGCGTTAAACGCATGGACGGTCTGCGTAAACTAGAGACCAAACTTGTCGTTAAAGAAGCTGAACAGGTCTTAATGCAAGCGCACCCAGACTTTGCTCAGATCCGCCAAGACCCAGCCTTTCATGATTGGGTAGCGATGCAGCCTCAAAACATTATCGACAGCCTGTACAAGAACAACACTGATGCCCGGGCGGCATCTAGAGCGATTGATTTGTACAAGGCCGATACTGGTACACGCAAGACAAGTAACTCCGCTGCTCGGGCCGTAGGCAAGAGCGTGAATATATCTCCCTCAAGTGGGAAAGCACAGTGGAGCGAAAGCCAAATTGATAAGATGTCTAATGCTGAATTTAATAAGCACGAAAAAGACATCATTAAAGCAATGCAAACCGGGAATTTTGTCTATGACATGTCCGGGGGCGCTCGATAGGTATTGCTATTATTACCAACTTATGGTATAGTAATTCTATCTAATGAGGTAATTTAATTACCTTAGTTATAAAACTAGAGCCGCTATTAGCCTACCTCTGAGTTTTATCCCTTCCAGAAGAAATCGGCACAAGTCTACCAGTACAACTCTGGCCCGTGTTCTCACGCAACCCAGCCGTAAGTACTGCCACTCGATTGTCCTCTTCGGAAATTGTTTGGGCGCGAAGCGCCCTGCCATTCCAAGGAGAATCCAAATGGCATTTAGTTCAGCAACAGGGCACGGTAACTTACCAAATGGCTCGTTCAGTAGCGTAATCTACTCAAAAAAAGTACAATCCGCCTTCAGAAAAAGTACCGTTGTCGGTGATATTACCAACAGTGATTATTTTGGCGAGATCAATGGCCAAGGCGACACAGTGAGAATTATTAAAGAGCCAGAAATCTCTGTCTCTGAGTATAAGCGCGGCACCACAGTAAACGCACAAGATCTTGATGATACAGACTTTTCTTTAGTAATCGACAAAGCAAACTACTATGCTTTTAAGATGGACGATCTAGAAGAAAATATGTCACACGTGAATTTTATTCAGCTCGCAACGGATCGTGCTGCTTATCGTTTGGCAGATAATTATGACCAAGAAGTCCTTGGTTATCTGGCTGGTTATAAGCAATCAGCAAATCATCAAACAGCAAGCGCCCTTAATACCACTGTGAACGGTGATAAAGCTGTCACAACAGCTGGCTCGAATGAGTTGCTTGCAAGTATGCAGCTCAAGAAAAGTGACTTCGGCAACATCACAACAAGCTCCGCTGGCGATCATTCGATCCCTCTCGCAGCACGTTTGCCGGGTGCTACCGCACTTTCAACCGCCGTAGCTTCACCAGCGATGGTTGTCGCTCGCATGAAGCGGCTCCTAGATCAACAGCAAGTCGATACCCAAGGGCGTTTTTTGGTTGTGGACCCGGTGTTTTTAGAAATCATGGCCGATGAAGATTCACGATTCATGAATGGGGACTTCGGCGAAAGCGGCGGTCTACGCAATGGTCTGACGATCAAGAATTTCCACGGTTTCCGGGTTTATTCTTCATCCAATCTGCCAGCGGTAGGTACTGGTTCCGGTACAACTGGAAATAGTAACCAGAATACCAACTTTGGCGTTATAGTTGCGGGGCACGATAGTGCTGTAGCAACAGCCGAGCAGCTGTCCAAAACGGAAACTTACCGTGATCCAGACAGCTTCGCGGACCTCGTCCGGGGGCTCCACCTCTACGGTAGGAAGATTCTTCGCCCAGAAGCAATCGTAACCGCCAAATACAACGCAGCATAAGGAGGATTTCAAATGGCTAACTTAGCAACTGCAGATCACGCTGCACAAGGCAGCTCGGCACGGGGACGTTCCCCGTACATGGTGCAAAACACGATAGACCTTGCAGCCGCAATCGTCTTGAAAGGCGCAGACTTTGCTGCAAACGATACAATGGAAGTTCTTAACGTCCCTGCCGGGACTGTTATCCTTTCCGCTGGTATCGAAATCATTACACAAGCAGACGGGACACTGACCCTAGACATGGGATTCACAGGCGCTTCTCCAGCGGCTATCGATCTCTATGTTGATGGGCTTGATTGTGTCGGAGGTGCCGTAGGCACTTACGGCGTAACTCCCGGCACTGAGGCTGCTCAAGTGCAGGTAATCTCTGCAGCGGACACTATCGATGTTAAATTTGCAACAGAGACAGATGTCACTTTGGGCAAGCTCCGTTTTTGGGCCATCCTAATGGATATCTCAGACATGGGCTCGCACGACATGATAGCTGCCACAGCTGATCGTGACTACCTAGCTTAAATTACTTTGGGGCTGGCCTAACCGCTGGCCCCATTCACTTTTCTGAAAGTTTGTTATGGCCAGCACATATCTCAGCTTATGTAACCAAGTTCTTCGCCGCCTCAATGAGGTGGAGATTGTGACTTCTGAATTTGTGGATGTCGTTGGCGTACAAGCCCTAGTTAAAGACGCAGTAAAAGCTTCTGTTGCACGCCTATCGCAACAAGAATACGAATGGCCATTTAATGCGGCCAGTTATACGCAAGTATTAACTGCCGGGACTTCAGAGTATTCTTGGCCTACATCATTCAAAGCTGTAGATTGGAACTCGTTCCAGATACAGGAAGATACCACCCTCGGTTCAGCTTTCAAATCTCTGAAATTTATGGAGCGGGATGAATGGTACAGGAACCACAGAGACGATGATTTCCGCGCAGGAAGCGCGGGTAGAGGAATACCTGATAATGTATTTCCGAGTCATGGTAGTGGCTTTGGCGTAACAATTTCCCCAAATGCTGCCTACTCAGTGGTGTTTAAATACTACTTAGATTTTTCTACTATTTCAGCCTTTGATGACGTAACCCGGATCCCAACATCGTTTGATCCTGTGTTGGTAGATGGTGCGCTGTACCATATGTATCTGTTTAAGGATAATACTGAGAACGCCCAAGCGGCGTTTTTAACTTTTGAGCAGGGGCTGAAGAACCTGCAGAGCATTTACATTAACAATTACGCTAGTATCTCAGACACGCGGATCAGGTTCTAATGCCTGACCAAATCCAATCATTCAGATTAAATTGTTCCGGGGGCCTCAACAGTAACGAGAACCACCTAGATCTATCTGAGAGTAAGCCGGGGTCTGCTACCCGGCTCATCAATTATGAGCCCAGCCTATTTGGCGGTTATCGCAGGATTGATGGCTATTCGAAATATGACGCAGATTACGGTGAAGTTACCGTTGCAGGTTCTACCACTGGCCAAGGCGAAGTCCTTGGTATTTGCATATTTAAGAATGATGTTACGGGTGCAACTGATATTATAGCTGCTCGACAGGACGCAGGGGCAACCAACTACAGCTTTTACTATTATACGGCAAACGTAGGCTGGCGCAAATTTACGCTGAACCACAGTGTAACCCGCCCAATGACCGCCAACAGCCTGACAGTAAAAAAGCTGAGACATGCTCAGTTTAACTTTGGCAGTGGAAACACCGTTATTTTCGTTGACGGGGTAAACCCGGCAATCGTCTATAATGGGACCAATTGGAAAGAAATAAAATCGAGCCACTCTGGTGGATACCATGCTGATAATAATACAGCTGGAGGAGCCCTAGCGTTAAACGCCCCTGCTTTAGTGGATGTATTCGAGAACCATGTTTTCGTATCTGGTCATGCGGCCACGGGCGCGGCGGTAGCGCATAGCAAACCAAATGATGCCTATACATGGACCGCTGCAGCTGGGGCTGGGCAACTAACTGCTGGCTTTGATTGCGTCCAGATCAAGCCCTTTAGAGATAACTTATTTGTTTTCGGCAGTAATAATATTAAAAAGGTTGTGGTCAGCTCAGCTGGAGCGTTTTCCTTAGAAAACGTAACAGCAAATGTAGGGTGTGTTGCCCCAGATAGTGTGCAAGAAATTGGTGGGGATTTACTATTTTTAGCGCCTGATGGATTACGGCCTGTGGCGGGTACATCACGTATTGGCGATATTGAGATCCAAACAGTCAGTAAGGCCATCCAGAGTAAGCTTGTAGATACAATTGCTAACTTTGATATGAGCGAGCTTAACGGCGTTGTAATTAGATCTAAAAGCCAAGTACGTTATTTTATTGGTGACGATAGCGACTTTGCAGCTTCATCCGATGGAATCGGCTATATAGGTGGTCTTACGGATAGCTCCGGGGCCATTTCGTGGGAGTTTGGAGAGCTTCTCGGGATAAGAGCCAGTTGTTGTACCAGTGATTATGTTGGCACTACAGAACTTATTTTACACGGAGATTACGATGGAAGAGTTTACGCTCAAGAGAGTGGTACTTCCTTTGATGGAGACGATATAATTGCAGTTTACTCAACCCCATATTTGGATTTTGGGGAGACAGAGCAACGTAAGATTATACGCAAGATCAACACATTCATCCGGGCTGAAGGCCCGTTGGAAATGTTATTATCGGTCACATATGATTGGGGCGACAGCAATACAGCTGCTCCGAATACTTACACTCAGAGCTCTTCTGGGGCCCCCACTATTTTCTCAGGCCGGGGCATAAATTACGGGGCTACTAACGTCATCTATGGCGGCTCAACAAAACCAATAATTACATCAAGTGTGCAGGGGTCTGGCTTCGCCACCCAAGCGACATTTGTGACGGTAGGGACAAACAGCGGATACACAATCCAAGGCATTGTATTTGAGTTTTCCGCTGGAGGGAGAAGATAATGGCAGGTTACACACGACAGTCGGCGGCATCAATTACATCAGGCGCTAATATTACAGCAGCGCCTATAAACGCTGAGCTCAATCAAGTTTTGGCTGGTTTTAACAATAGCACAGGCCACAAACACGATGGTACAGCAGCCGAAGGTCCGGTTATTGGATTAATCGGTGACCCCGGCGTTACAACCCCACTTAATAAAGTTGTTGTCGATAATGCAAATAATCGTATTGGCGTCTTTGTTGATGCTGGCGGTGCAGGATCGACTGTCGAGCAAGTCCGAATCCAGGACGGTGCTATTGTTCCTGTCACCGATAGCGATATCGATCTGGGATCATCCTCGGTAGAATTTAAAGACCTGTATCTGGACGGCACAGCGCATGTAGATACTCTGGATGTGGATGTTAACGCTGGTATCATAGGCAACCTAACTGTCGGTGGTAATACCACGCTCGGTGATGCCGCATCTGACACAGTTACCGTAACTGCTGATGTAGCTTCCCCTCTGATCCCGTCTGCCGATGACACATATGACCTCGGAGCAACTGGCTCAGAATGGCGTAATTTGTACATCGATGGCACTGCAAATATAGATGCGCTGGTCGCCGATACTGCTGACATAAATGGTGGATCGATAGATGGAGTAACTATCGGTGCTGCAAGTGCTGGGGCCATAACAGGTACGGCCATCACAGGTACAAGTTTCGTTATCGGCTCTGCAAATATTAACGAAGCTGAACTAGAAACTATAGACGGCGTAACAGCAGGAACTGTTGCAGCGTCTAAAGCTGTAGTTGTAGATAGCAACAAAGATTTTACTGGCGCAAGAAATGTTACAATCACTGGGGAACTTGATGCTGGTTCTTTAGATGTGTCTGGTGATGTCGATGTAGACGGTACGCTAGAAACTGATGCACTCAGCATAAATGGTACGGCAATTTCTTCGACAGCGGCTGAACTCAATATCATGGCTGGTGGTACATCTGCTACGACCACTACTCTCGTAGATGCAGACAGATTTGTCGTTAACGATAATGGCACCATGAAGCAGGTAGCCCTGCCTAATCTAACTACTTATTTAGGTGGAAATTTAGGTATTCTGTCCAGTGTGACTGCCGTGGGTGCCTTGAACAGCGGAAGCATTACTAGCGGTTTCGGCACGATAGATACTGGTTCTAGCACTATAACCACCACAGGTAATATTACAGGCGGTAATGTAATTATTAGTGACGGGGGCAACATTGGCTCTGCCAGTGATACTGATGCTATTGCTATCACTAGTGGCGGTAATGTTACTGTCTCGCAGAACCTCACAATTACAGGAAACCTCACAGTCAACGGCACTCAAACAGTTGTTGATACCGTCACCATGAATGCTGAGAATGCGGTGGTATTTGAAGGCGCAACTGCAGACGATCATGAGACTACGCTTACCATCGTTGATCCAACCGCTGACCGCACAATCAATCTGCCAAATCAATCTGGTACACTCCCTGTACTAGCGGCGGCAAGCAACGATCAAGTCACGGCAACTCCTGCAGAGTTGTCGATAATGGATGGCGATAAGTCGGCTGTTAGCACCACACTTGCAGATGCTGATCGTGTAGTAGTGAATGATGCAGGGACGATGAAACAAGTCGCACTGACTGACTTTGAAACGTACATGGAGACTAGCTTAGATACACTCAGCAATGTTACTACAGTAGGTGCCTTGAATGCGGGTTCGATCACGTCAGGCTTCGGAGCAATTGATAACGGATCGTCGGCTATTACTACAACAGGCACTCTTACAGGCGGTACTGTATCGTATGGCAGTTTAACTGATGGCTCGATCACTATAACAGCATTCGTTGATGAGGATAATATGGCAAGTAATTCTGCCACGCTAATCCCCACTCAGCAATCGGTAAAAGCATATGCCGATGCCGTGAATGCTACATCAAACAACGTCACTGGCCTCAACGCTACAGGCGCAGAGTTAAACACCGTTGCTGATTTCTCTGCAGTAAGCGTAGACACAAGCACTGCGATAGCCGCTGCTGATGCGCTTCTTGTTTTCGATAATGGTAATGAGATCGGTTATCGTGACGTAGATTTACTTGACTCTTATTTCTCTGGCACAACAAAGACGCTTACCAATAAGACACTGACCAGCCCAATCGTAACTGGGATGCATCTGAATGACAGCGGCTTTACCGTTGAGGGTTCGGCTGCAGATGGAAATGAGACTACAGTAGCATTTACCAATCCGACTGCTGATAGAACAGTTACATTTCCTGACGCATCAGGAACGGTTGCACTTAGTGGCAGTAGCAGCACCACTACATTTGGCGGTGATGGCTCCAGCGGGGGCGTTACGCTGCAGGATGGGCGTGTAGACATACGCACAGGCACAGGCAGTGTCGCTGCTTTACGTCTGTACTGCGAATCTAGTAATGCACATTATGTACATTTAAACGCTCCAGCCCACAGTGCATTTAGTGGTAACGTCACGATAACACTACCAGCGTCTTCGGATACTCTAGTCGGCAGGGCCACCACTGACACTCTGACAAACAAAACGCTTACCTCTCCTGTTTTAAATACAGGTTCAGTAGGAACGTCCCTCGCATTTCCTGACAATGCTAAAGCCCTGTTTGGTGCTGGGTCTGACCTGCAGATTTACCACAATGGGTCTAATTCATATGTATCCGAAGAAGGTACAGGCGATTTACTTATTCGTGGTTCTAACAATATTTATCTAGCTAAGAGTGACGGGTCTGAAACTTACGCCAGATTCGAGGCTGACGGTGCAGCTTCTTTATATCACAATAATGCAGTCAAACTAGCCACAACAGCCACAGGCGTAGACGTAACTGGCACTGTGACGGCTGATAGTTTGACTGTTCAAGGTAATGCACTCGTCGGCTTAAACCAAGATATTTCTATGGACAGCGGAGCCTCTGGTCAGCTTAAGCTAGACGGTGTTGGCTATGGCGCTGCGATTGCGTTAGATACTGACGCAATGAACATTTACACAAATTCAGCGTCAAGAGATGTTGTGTTAGGTGTTGATGAGACAGAGGTGCTGCGTGTAAAGCCCACAGGCGTAGAAGTCACTGGCGTAGCAACCGTAGGTGGTGCAAAAGTTAAGGTAGCAGGTAAAGAAACCATATGGGTTCCTGCCAGTGCTATGCAGCCTACTACTTCTAATGGTTGTTCTGCACTTA